ATATTTAATTATTTCATCATCAATTTTAACATAACCATTTTTTGGAAAGTACGGCTCATTTGTTGATTTTACACTCATACTTACGTCAGCGCTTGTCATTGCGCTAGTTAAATTTGTAACCGCTACGGATGTAGTTTCTGGTTGCCAGAGACCTTGTTTAGAAGATTCTGGTTTTGAAACACCAGCTACTTTAATTACAACCTTATTTGTTTGCAATTGAATATTAAAATCTGCTTCAATAATATTAGTTGAATCTGAAAATGTATATTGAACATTTGCATGTTGATCAATAGATGGTTCAAAAAATCTAAAATAGTGATCATATTTTGCATTATTTAACTCATCAAAATATAATCTACCTAAATCAGCTATTGTTATATCATTTATAATAGATTCTATTGTAGTATCATTTCCATATATAAATGGTAAAATTTGTATTGGTTGCATTTGTGTTTGTATATAGTTTTCTTTTACTTGTTGCGCATCAAATAAATCATTAAAAATTGCAAATTCATCTATGTAAAAAGATCTAGTAGTTACCGGGGCAACCTCTCCAGTGCCAGCATTAAAACTTGAACCACGACCACCGATTGTTACATCTTTATCTGTAAAAGCCAAAAGACTTCCTGATGTTGTAACAGTATTTTTCAAATCTCCGTTTACATAATATTTTAAAGAATTATTACTAAAAGTAATACTAATTAAACTAGAATTAGTATTTGACAAAGCTGAATTAGAAGAAATAGTTTGTATTCCGTTAGAAGTTATAAATTTAAAACCATTTGATGAAGAATTAGAATAGAATTCAAATCCATTAGAAGGAGATGAATTGTTAAAACAACTTAAATATTCACCATCATTTAAGAAAGATCCATTATGAAATTTACCATATAATTCTATAGAAAATTTACCTGTATAATTATCTCCAGCAGAATTAAAAACATCAAAAGACTGGTGATATGGGATTCTAATATAGCTATTAGAATTTAACAAAACGCTTCTGTTGTCAGAATCGGAAACTACCCCAGAAAGTTCAGAAATTTTTGGTTCAGATAAATACAGTCCATTATTTCTGGTTCTAGATCTCTCAACAATATTTACGTTTGGAATACTATTTACCATTGGAAGCGTAGGTGTCCACGAATTAGACGAAAAAGTAAGATATGAGTTACTATTTTTAGAACCTACATAATCGACCGCAGCAATTGTAAAGCATTCGTTACTGTATACCCAGTCAATATTTGCATTAAATTCTTTTTGTAGAAAAATTTGAAATGGTTCATTTGCAGGATTTTGTTCTGTAAAAAATTCAATTCTAATATCATAAACTTTACCAGCAGCTAGGTTGTATAAAGCAGAAGATACATATTCGGCACTATTAGTTCCTGTATCCAGGTTGTACCATCTATCAATAATTTTTACATTATTTAAATACAGCCTTGCACCACCATTATTTAAACCTAAAATTAATCTTTGATTACCGGTATTTTTTGGAATATAGTAGCCATCAAATACACCATTAAAATAACTTGTTACTGTCTCATTTGTTTTTGAAACAAATTGACCGGATATAAAATTTAAAGCTTTGCTAGCCCCAGCTTGAGTGGATATTTCTTTTGATGTTGTATGTAGAGATGGAGAAACAAATGTTCTTATCTCTAAAGCTCTTTCATATGATGATAAATATTTGTCATTAGCATCTAGAACAATATCCCTTACCGAGTTAAGATCGGTATTTGGAACTTTAAACAATCTTGCTCTCAAAGAAGTAGCTACAGTTCTTTGATTATTAGCTCTATCAACACTATTTTCATCAAAACCAAAATGCAATACTGCACTATTTTTACAATAAAATTCTTTTGGTTTTTTTAAATATTTTATATCTTTTTTAGGAAAATTTGTCATCATTAACAATTGTTCAATAGCTTTGCCAACAGTACTTTCTTGAATTAAATAACCTTTTGTAATCATTTTATCTTTAGAAAATTTTCCTCTATCTGTTAGATTAGCTTTTATAGACATACTGCTTGATGACCCCTGCCACTCATCAACATAAAAAACACCAACTGGAACATATTCAAATATGTCAAATACTATTGACGAATTAACTGTGTGATTTCTTGCTTTTGTATCCCCCACCCCTCTCTCTATAACATTAAAAGAATTTCCATTTCCTTTTCTTGCAATGATTCTTTCTTGATTTGTGGTTCCGGGATTTATTGTTAAGAGATAATCATCACCAGCCCCACCGGTTGGGAAATCGTTTACATTAAAAACGCTAATTGTATTAGCAACAGTTGAAACATTTGATGCAATGGTTGTGGTAATTTGATCACTAGAGTGTGATTGCCTCTCCCACCCTAAATATATATGACAACGTAAATCTTTTTTCATGTACTTTCCAAATGTTGAGGAAGAGTTGAAAATATTAAAATCTTTAAGTGAGTTGTCTAAACTTATAGAAGCAGAATTACTGCCACCGCCTGCAATCGGCAAACTACTTTCATGAACATCTCTAGTTTTAGAACTATTAAAGTCCATAATATAATCTGTTAAATCATATCTATAAATTGGACATACCTCATTAACCCTTGCATGATCTAATGGATTTTTAGTTGTATAAATTGTTAATAATATTTTGTTAATATTATCATTACTAATAGATTCTAAATAATGATTAAAGTAATAAGAATTAGCTGGTATTTCTCCATCTTCATTATAAACAAGTGTATTGGTATTATGATATGCTTTAATATTATAAGCACATATTTGACCATTATACTCAGAAGTAATTATTTTAATTAAATTTACTTTTCTTTCTGCAAACAAATATGTTAATATTACTGGGGATGCAAATTCATAACCTGTAAATGTAGCATGAAGATTTGATGTAGTTTTAGTAGATGATTCATAACCAAATTCATAATTTTCTTCTTTTGTGGTCGGCAGACAGTGCCACTGACCATTTGCCGTAATTGTTTTACCATATTTATCTTTTGCATCACAAACACCCCACGTAAAAGATTGCCTTTCAATTCCATTTATAGATTCATTTGGCGTAAAATAAAAATCTTTTTGCCTAGCTTTGTTAAAAACTATTTCGTTAGCAGAAATCGCTCTTTGGTCTGCGAGAAGTCCGTTGGTATTATTAATTATATCTTGATTGGACTTTGATGTGTAGGTAGAATTAGACGATGCTATTTCCGTATTTCCAACTTTATCAACATGCCTGCTGTCCAGCCAGTCTATAATAATTAATGGTTTAACTCTTTGTGAAATTGCAGATATAGCAGTATTATAAGAAGATGAAAGATCAATATTATATTTGCCTTTTGTAAGCATTTAGACCTCTTCCAAACTCATAGAGCAGTCAAAGAAATAAATATCATCAACCAAATCCCGTCGAATTAGAGTTTCACTGTAATCTTTCACCAATACATTATAACTTGTTTCTGTGTACGGCACATTACTATTTTCGTCCATATTTACTATTTTTAATACATGATGCTGAGGTTTACCAGCTATTTCTTTTAGATAGTCCCTGCCTCGTTTCCCATCAACTGTATGAGAATGAGAATTTGGCACATATGACCATGACAAATTAAAGGTTCTTCTTGCAGGTCTAGCAGACGATTTATAATATCTAGATTTTCTATTATTCCAGTTAATATTTTCTACAAAAATAGGATCAACAGAAACCCCTAGTTTTCTATTATGATTTGTTATTGGCTTGTCATCGATTAACAAAACTGTTCTTATATCAGATAAATCGCTTGCAGATATTACATTTCCAACAATAAATTTAATCGCTTTGGTAGTAACATTGCCCATATTATTGATAATAATTCTTATTGTTGCCAATACAATTTTACCAACAATTGTTAGATTAACAGAACCACTTAATGCAGAAGATATAGATTTAACACTTACTGCTACCGCAAAAACTTCTGAGGATGGCGCTATGACAGACGCGGCAAATGAATCTTTTTTAATTACTGTAACCATATTACTTTCAATGTTAATTAAAATTTGAGCCTTCAAAATTTCTTGCGCAATTGCTATAGTAGACGTAATACTTGCAGAAATTGATACCGAGGCAAACAAAATTTCTTTAGCAATTACTGTAGCACTAGATTCAATAGAAAGAACAGCTGATGCAAGTTTAATTTTTGTTCCAAGAGTTAACGTTGCACCATCTATTATAATTATAGATTGTGCAAGTTTAACTTTAGTAGCAGATATAATTAAATTACTTTCAACAGAAATATTAGAATAAATAAGACCAGGATTAAAAGTCAAAGTTGCTATCGCGGATGAACTAATTGATATTTGTATTTGTGCTTCTTTAGCCTCATCTGGATTAAAAAAATCTAAACCTGATTTTAACGGTTCAGAAAATGAGTAAAAACTTGTTGTCATTTTATCTCTCCGTTAAAGTTAAAGAAACATCGTAATAAGAACACTGAGTAGTATAATCTCGTCTTATTAGATCTTCGCTATATGAATCTATATAACAATCTAATGTTTGATACTCACCTGGCGATAATTCAATAATAATTGTCGCAGCAGCTGAGCCATTAGCTAAAGAATAAAGAAAATCTCTTCCAACACGCCCATCAACAGTTTTTGATTGCTGGCTTGGTAAATATGACCAGTTTAAAGAAAATTGTTTTTTATTCCTTGAATAATATCTACGTTTATGACCCGATGCTAAATCAATATCATTAGCAGCAATCTGTTCACTAATAGATATTTTTCTGTTATGTTCTGTTATTTCTGTTGAGTTAATTGATAAAAGTTTATGTATTGACATCACACGCCTCTATTTAAACCTGTATATGTTTTAATTACCCTATTTTCTAAACCAGCTGTTTTTTGATTTCTTGGCAAAACTTTTGTATTATATTCTTTCATCATTGAATTAAACCATTCTGGCTCTCCAACAAATGTGTCAACATAGATATTTACATTCTGCGTTGATGAACTCGTTCCACCAGCAGACTGCATTGCTGGCGCTGGAACCCTCATTGATGGAATTTGCGGGACAGAGAACTTTGCTTTATTAAGCTGATTCAGAGCAGGTATGCCAATCTTCCTTACAGCCTCTGCATTTAGAACAAATTCACCACCATGCAGAGTTGCAGGAATTGGCATAGATGGAGCGCCGGGTACAAATCCGCCTTTTTTACGATCTATTACAGCGCCCTTTCTGCCTAAATAATTTTTCCAAGATTGATCCGGATCATGAAATAAATGTCTATAATCATTAATTGTTTTTATATCTTCCGGCGTTATCACACCTTTCTTTATATTTTTTATTGCATCTAAAAATTGCTGCTCTATAGTTGGTGTATTAGTATATACACACTTTATACGTGGGTCCAACATTGCCGCATTTAACATTTGCTGCCAAGCAATTAAATCACTTGCGCCATAAGAAGTTAACCAGCCGCTATAATCCATTACACTTTCTTTATTTTTATTAAAAGTCTCTGGTATTTCAAGTCCGTGTGGATGCGGTAGGAAAAAGGAATGTCCCATTTCATGCCTTAATACACGTATCCCAGACTGCCCCTCCATTGTGAGAGCACTAATCATCAGATTGCCAAGTCCTATTATTGCCTTTACTTTATCCCACCAGTTTGGCTTTACTTTATCCCTATCGTATTTCATCCACTCGGGACCATGTTCATGAACAGTTGCGTGTTCAGGTTGAACCAAACCCATAAGGCTCTTAGCAAGAGCTTGATATGTAGTCATTAGTGCATCAGGAGTTAAAATTGAACCAATTTTAAATATACCTTTTACTACAGGGTTTGAGTAACCTTGTAACTCATCAATTGAAATCATACTCCCCATTTTAGGTTTTATACCTTTTAGATAATCAAGGAAAAGATTGTCCATTTTTGGCAAATTATGTTCTCTATAATCTGCGAGATCCATAAGCCAATCTCCATATCCAGCATAGCTACCTTTTCCTGGTGCAACTCCAAGACCAAAACCTTTTTTATTTCTTGTGAAATGATAAAGCAGATTTGCTATAATACCTGATGAGGTATCTTCTGGTGTCTGACGAACTTTACTTGGATATTTAGAATAAAGTACATCTACGCCAAGAATTTTTGATATCTCTGCATTGACTTTCCTCATTATTCCACCCAGCACACCACCTGTAAAATCAACAGTCTGGATTGTATTATCATGATAGTCAAACATTTCTGGAAGTGTTCGTATTGATGGTATTAAGGTTTTAAATGATTCATACTTTCCACCAAAACCAAATGCTTTTACCTGTTCTCTAATGCGTCCTTGTAAGCTTAAGAACGAACTGTACTCTTTTTCTTCATGCTGACGCTTAACTGAACCCCCTCCCGCAATAAAGTTTTCCAAAGCACCTTTTGGTTGCTGGCGAGTATAATGTCTGAGTAGTGCGTCCCATATAGCTTTTTCAACTGTATGAGTCCACATGAAACCTGTATTGCTTTCATCATAACCGCTTGAACTTAATTGCCAGTTACCAAAATCGGTTTTTTTAATTCTATCAAGAACAGTTATAACACCCAATTCTTTTAATTGATTGTAAATTTCGTACCAGGACATGTTGTTTAACCACTCAGTATCGCTAGTTATCGGCTCGTACATTCCTAGAATACTTGGCGCTCGGAGATCTGGCTTATTAATATACTCAGGATCTGTCATGTAAGCGCTGTCGTATCCAAAAAGTTTATCTTTCAAAGTTGGAGTATATGTTTTTGCTGGCGTTACATATTCCCTACCGAGCCCAATTGGTCCAAGTAATGCTTCAAGAGGTTTATCAAGTAGATAATTTAAACCTACAAATGCACCATATTTAAAAGTTTTACGTACACCTGATACAATTCTTTCAGTCCCCCTTTGTGTCTTCTCAGCTGCCCGCATTGCATTGTATGCAGCAGTTACTTCAGAAGGCGGATTGTGAAATAATTTGAGCATTGCGTCAAGATATTTATAATGATCTGGATGAATCTTGCCATCCGGCAATCTATCATTAGCCCTGGGGAACATCTTTTTTAGTTTTGCATGCATTGCTTCATGATAATCATCTCTTAATTTATCATGAATATCGGAAAGCTCCTTTGTTTTTGCTTTTTTACCCGCTAAGCCCAATTTACTTTTTATAAATTGTTCAAATTTACGATATTGACCACCAACACTAAATTCTTTATTAGTTTTTGGAAACAATTTATTAAATAATCCTTTAACATTTGGTATAGAAACTTGACCCGAATCAAAGCCTTTAGTCATATCCAAAAGTTTTTTACCGATATCTGCAGCTCCACCAAATAATCTTGAAATGAAAGATTTTTTACCATCAAACTCATTCCAAATAGAACGAGAAGATCGTTTTGGTAAAATTGATTTTATTGTGTCTTTAATAGGAAACATCCATGTATTTTTATTTTCCGCTAGCTTACTCAATGATTGCTCCGCTTTGCTTAAATTTAAATAAGGAAGTTGTTGAATATCTCTCATGTGTGGTCGTAAACCAAGAGCTCTACCAATGTTATTTACCCAATCCTTATAATTACCGACCCGCTCCCCTCTTGTACCCCTATGTATTTTGGTTAAATATTCAGAAATTGTATTAGCCAGAAGACTCTTTGCAGCTGCAAATTTAGAAACCTCTTTTGATTGAGGAATGATTCTTGGGTCCACCAGGCGAGATCCTCCTCCGGAGAGGCTATCGAACAAACTTCTGAATACCTGGAAGACCTCCGGACCACCAAAAATTGTTTCGCCTTCTGCTTCTAATTTTGCACGAGATGCTCGACCTGTTGTTATCCCCAACATTTCATCAATATATTTATTCCACCAAGCCAATTCTTCTGGCGAATTTATAGTTTTTGGCATTATACCTTGAATTTGTAGTTGAGCTTTTGCTGCCAATCTAGCAGTATGAGTTTGTGCATTTTCTGATAATCCACCAACTTTACCAATTGTTATCATATCTAGTTGATCATAGAGATGAATAATATCTCTATTAGCCTGCCCTGTCACTTCATCAAGAAGACCTCTTTGGATTTTTAGAGCTGGATTACCTTTAGGATTTATTACTGTCGATTTCAATAAGTCATCCACAGGCTTGTAGTTAAAAGGTAATGCTTCTATAAAGTTAGGACGACTATTATCCAATGGAGTGGAGGGTCTAGGATTTGGAAAATTATCCGCATACCATCTTCTTGGTACTCCTTTTAGACCGTCTTGAAAAATAGTACCTTTGGTAACTTGTTTAATTTTATCAGGAATAGACTGAACGAATCCAGATGATCCTATTTTTTCTACAACTTCATTAAAAACACCAACCACTTTGCCAGGAATTGACGTTACAGAATCTATCCGAGCTCTTCTCACATTTTCAGCAAATTTAATAGCATATTCAGATGTTCCATAATCTGGAGTTATCACACCTTTTGCCTTTTCAACCGCTTCATCAAAATATTCACTCGCTCGTATCTTAATATTGCGTTGGCTCGTACTTTCCACAGTTTTAGCAGCTTTAGCAGCTTTGGCAGCAGAGACCGCCTTTGCAGCTTTTATAGCATTAGCAGTCTTAGCAACGCCCCCAACCGCTGTCACTGGAGTACCGGATGCCGCTGTGGCGGCTATGTTAACAGAGTGCAGAGCCATTTCTAAATTACTTAATTCTTTACCGGAAGCCAATTGCATAACGGATCTTGTTGCCCCGACTACTGGAATAAATTGTGAAGCATTTAAAAGATCCTTCATCTTCCCCTTGCTTGCTATGTTTTCTTGAACTGGAGAAATGCCTAAACCTCGTGTAAGATTATGTACACCCGGAGCCATCATAGCAATATATGGATCCCTAGAAGCTGC